GAAAAGAACTTGAACTCGCTATTTCAAAAATGCCAGCAAAAGGCGCAACGGAAGAAGAAGTCAAATTTATGTTTGGAAAACCTGAACTGAAAGAGGCTTTTTTCGGTGTCATTAAAACACAGGGACAGGGACAGTTTTTGAGTAAGGAACACACAAGCGAGGTTTACAGCGAACTTATCGAAAAGTTCATGCCTCACATGAGTTCTGACCAGAAAGAACTTGCTGTCAAAGCTATGTCAGTTGGTTCAGATGTAGACGGTGGATTCTTGTGTCCTGTTGACATGACAGGCAGAATTATTGAAAGAATGTTCGAGACATCACCGATGAGGCAGTTTGCTTCAACAGTAACAACTACAAAGAAATCCTTTCAGCTTCCGCTTGACGATCACGATATCACGGTTGGCTGGAGAGGCGAGTATGATTCTGTTGCTGAAACGTCTACTCCGAAGTTTGGCAAAATTGAGATTGAGACACATGAAGGATATGCTTATCCTAAAATCACTCTTCAGGCTCTTGAAGATGCTGACATTAATCTTGAAACTTATCTTGCAGGAAAGGTTGGCAGAAAGCTCGGTAGAAATGAGAATGAAGCGTTTGTAACAGGTACAGGAATTTCTAAACCAAAGGGTTTTCTTGCTTACGATGATTGGGCAGCATTAGCTTATACAAGAAATGCACTCCTTCAGGTTGAAAGTGAACAGACAGTAGCCGCAGGCGGAATTACAGGAAATGACCTGATAGACCTTCAGACAGAACTTCTTGAAGAGTATATGACTAACGCAAAGTTTTTCATGAATAGAAAGATATTCGCTAACCTTGCAAAAATTAAGGATTCAAACGGACAGTATCTGCTTAATCCTAAGTTGCTTTTTGAAGGTTATAAACCTCAGCTTCTTGGTTCAGCCGTTGCGATGATGGGTGATATGCCTGACACAGAGCTCAGCGGAGCTAAGGCTGTTGCTTTTGGCGACATGAAAGAAACCTACCTGATAGTTGACAGACTTGGAATTATGATGATTCCTGATGGAATAACTGATCCGGGCTGGAAGAAATACTTCTTCAGAAAAAGAGTTGGCGGCGGAGTCGTTAATTTCGATTCCATGAAGATATTGGTTAATCAGTAATATTAATGGGGGGTGTATTCCCCCCGCAATTTGGAGGATAAAGTAATGAATTACGATATGATTAGTTCATTGGTAAATAAAGGAAGGATGGCCGCTCTTATCAATTCTTCTGGAACAGGAATTATATACACTGAGAGCGTGGACACAAAAGATGTTGTCAAGATGGGAATTTTCGGAAGACTGCTTGACATCACGACTGGCGTGCCTGTTGAATATGATGCGGTAACTTATGATGCAATTGCGTTTAAAGTACAGGAAAGTGCTGACAATGTAACGTTTGCAGACGTTGCAGCTGCCGAAGTTACATATAAACAGCAGGGTGATACAGGTCTCACAGTTGGTTCTTCTTCAGTAAAAATTGGAGTAGTTGGAACAAAGAGATATGTCAGAATTAAAACCACTTGCACAAACCTCGTTTCAATAGCTGATGATATGCTTGTTTTTGACGCAAGTGCTATTGTTCAGCCGAACGTGTATCCTGCAACATAAGGAGATAAGCTATGTTAATAAAGATGAAACAAGATTTTGAGTGCGAGATCGACAACATCAGATATAGCAAAAAGGACGGTAACGCCTTGGAGAAGGATCAGGTTTTCGATGCTACTTTTGAGCAAGTGCTTTTTCTTGTAGAAAAGAAAAGAGTTGCCGAAGTAGTGCCACTTCCTAAAAAGGAACCTGAGAAAAAAGCTATAAAGGTTGAGCCTCCTGTCAAAGCTGTCGTTAGTGCACCGATAGCAAAACCTGTTGTAGTGAAGAAACCTGTTAAAAAAACACCCGCAAAGCCTAGAAAAAGGGCAAGCAGAAAGAAAAAATAAGAGGTTGTAATGACGATTTATCTGAGTCCTAAGAGATGGGTAGTTACACAAACGATAGCCACGGATTCTCTAGCCGTGAGTGTCGCAGAAGTAAAGGCTACCGCTCGTATGGACTCAGGTGACTCTTTACTGGACGCTGTAATTGAAAGGAATATCAAGTCAGTCCAGAGACGTATCGAAGCATATACAGGAATGTCAATATTTAAAAAAGAATTCTGTGGTTACTATGACGAATTTCCTCCAGTAATGGAAGTAACAAAGTTCCCAGAGGTTTCTTTTGTAAAGGTTGAGTATGAAGATGAAAACGGCGTGACTAAAGAGCTTGACAGTGATTCGCTACAATTACAGAAATATGAGACTAGATCAAACGTATTCCCGGTTGATGATTATATTTATCCTAGCGTTTTAGATTTCACAGTTGACTCAGTAAGGCTGTTTATTCATGCAGGCTGGGCAAGCGCAAGTGTCGTGCCAGATGATGTTAAGGATGCAATCATAGATTCAGTTGTTTATATGCTGACAGGTGATTGTGACAGTAAAGATATTTTAACAAAAGTTGCAAAGGATTATCTTAGTATATATAGGGATGAATCGGTGTTAATATGAGTTGCGTAACACTTAGAAAAGTAATTAAAAAGGGTCTATGTCCAAAAGACCTTAACAAACAGGTTGAAGTAACTACACGCTCAATACCATCTTCAGGATTTGGAACAGCCAAAGCTACCACAATTGAGTTTACTAAAATAGCAGATTTCATGTGTGGAATAGAAACTTTAAATCCAGTTTCCAGACAATTTCTAAAAGGTATTGATGATAAAATAACTCATATATTCTTTTTCAATTACAGTACAAGATTGAAGAATGTTGATAGCAGTTCGACCTATTTAATATTCAGAGATACTTACTATAAAATGGAGTCCTTTTATAACGATGCGGAAGATAACAGATTTATAGCATTAATGTGCAGTTACAGAGGAAGCAAAACAGAAGCCGAGGCTAAAGTATGAGTGATGTTTTAAGCGTACAGGTATCATCAAGAAAAGTTGATGAAAGCCTCAGAGATGCACCTGATAACTTTAGAAAAGGTTGCATCAAAGGAATGAGACGTTCAGGAATACACGTAAGAGAAAAAATCAGACAGCTTATAAAGAACCCTCCAAAGACCGGTTTTAAATATCCCAGACTTCCCAACAGATCTTCAGCCCCGGGAGAATCACCTGCTGAACAGAGCGGAACTCTTAGAAAAAGCATTAAATACAGCGTTTGGCGTTATGATCTTATGCAAGTCGGAACTACTTTGTCCTACGGAAATCTATTGGAGAATGGAACGTATAAAATGAAAAAAAGACCGTATGTTTCCACAGCAGGAAGCCAGACATTCAACACAGTTTTATTGATGTTACAAATGAGCGTAGACGAGGAATTGAGTAGATGAATATTAAAGATGTAATGACATATCTCATAAACGGACTTCCAAACTTCACGGAAGAGTTTACAGAATATCTCAGTGCCACTATTTCAAGTTGTTCTGTGATAGATGCAAGAACAGTCAGAGTAAATACAGACACTGCTCACGGACTTGCAGTTAGCAACATTATAAAAGTAATTGATGCTGAAATAAAGAACGATATTGAAAGTATTGCAATAGACGACACCACTGCCACCATAACGTTTAAAAGCAAACACGACTACACTTATACACCCGAAGCCGATATTGACGGCACAGTGAACCAGATAACAATGGACGGCAATAATGATACAGATTGGAATGGTGATTTTGATATAACTGATATTTTAACCACAACAAGCATAGAAATAACCGCACCATCTGAAACCGTCCCGACATCTTTTGGGTATGTATGGGAAAATAGAAGTATGGGAGCAAACGGAGTGATGACGGTATCTGATATTGATACTTTATGGTTTGAATATACTTTACCTTCAACTTATCCTGACCTTCCAGTTGCCAGTGCTGATAATTGCAGAAATGCAAAAGTAATAAAAGGTGTCAGAGTGGGTGGAGCTGGTGATCCAGAAAGAGCGGTTGATATTTACACAGCAGATAAAGAAGAAGATAGAAAGTCGTGGGCTTTCGTTATGTTTCCGGATGAAGGCGTTTCAAAAGATCAGCATAGTAATTCAGACGCAATTGCACAATTCAGCATAGGCGATGAATCCAGACAGTCTATAATGGTTAATTTTGAAGTGCTTGTCCTACTTGCAAGTGATACTCTTGGGGCTGTTGATGAAGTTGAGAAATGTTGCGGTAAAATAAGGAACGCATTAATAAAATCCATAGTAGGAATAAGAGGTACGGAAGAAAACTCAGATAGGGTTTATAAAACTGTTTATAACGGAAGTCTAGTATTCGTTTATAATACTGCTATTTATGCAAGAATATATAGTTTCCAGACAGTATTCGACATCACATTCAAGGAGACAGCCGAGTCACAATCAATTGAAACTGTGGCACTTAGAGAAGCTACAATTAATCTTGCGGTTGGTGGTGATGATAAAATTATTGCAAACGCTGAAGTAACATAGGAGGATAATATGACAAAAGCAAAGTGGTTTGAAACTAGAATTTCAGGTATCAAAGGATACTTGAAAGGAAGAAAAGTTCAGCTTGCTACGGGTAATAATGGCGTACCATTAGACCCTTTCTGGAAAGCTAGATTTGAGGAAAACGGAATAGTTACGATTACTCCTATTAAAAGAGCTGAGCCTGATAAAATCGAGACTAAGATAATTGAAAAACCAGTTAAGAAACCTGTTGTTAAAAAACTGGTTGAAAAGAAAGTTAAGAAAACAAGCGATAAAAAGCCTAAAAAGGCAACTCGCAAAAGAGGGAGGTAAGAGATGGGAAAGCCAACAATTAATGCGACACTATCAGGTAAAGCTATTTCAGCCATTGCAGGAAGATCCATTCTTGCCGTTGGTACGGTAGCAGACACCAGTTCAGTTGTAGGAAACATTGTAGAAAACGTGCAGACATTAACCGAAACACAGCTTGACACGTATTTAGGAGCACGGAGTATCCTGAGAAAGGAAGTCAAGAAAATTCTGGACATAAACCGATATGTCAGAACGGACGTACAGGCAATTGCTCAGGGTTACGGAGCAGTTGGAGCAACAGGAAAAGTTACAATTTCAGGAACCGCAACAGCAGATGGCTCACTTGAAGTTTATGTGGTTGATAAAGACTACAAAGCAAGTGTTACAGTAACAAGTGCGGATACAGCCGCTGAAGTTGCAACCGCTATTGTAGCCGCATTGCTTGTCAGTGTTTACCCCACTATCCCTGTCAGTGCGGAAGTAGACGGAAATGATGCGAAGTTCACGGCACTTGATGAGGGTATAATCGGAAACGATTTCTCTATTAAAGTGGTCGGAGCAGTTGCAGGACTTACACTCGGTATCACAGCATTTTCAGGCGGAACAGGAACAGCGACTTATGCCGTTGCAGACCTTCCAGAAAGAAGATATACAGGGTATGTATTCCCTAAACATCTTTATGGTTCAGCTAGCTTTATTGCAAGTGCTATTGATGCAAGATTCAATTCAACTAATGCTATCAAAGACGGCGTTGCATTTATGGGTTACGATGAATCATATAGTAACATTGTTTCAGACTTCACCGACTTGAACAGCAAAGCTCTTGTATTTGCAGGAAACAAACTTGCACCGACTACCTTTCCAACGGCTAACGTATTGCAGGAAGGCTCGGCAATTATGACCCCTGCTGATTGGAGAGTTGCAGAGTTCGTAGCAATCAGAGCACTTAGATTGACTGCAAACGCTCCTATTTCAGATTATGTTTTTGCGACTAATCTCGACCAGGTAGGCGGAATGAAGTCAGCAAGTTTACCTTATTTCAACACACCACTTACAGAATCAGCATTGACACAGGCCAACATATTGTTTACTGAAACCGAAAAGACTGGACTTCAGACAATCGGATTCACTGTAATTGATGTAAATGACGCTGAATCAGGAATGATAATGGGAGCACTCGTTACTCCTTATAAAACTGATGCAAAAGGCTCGACTGATGTGACTTTTAAGTATCTTAATTACATTGATACAGGCTCAGTATGCAGAGAATACATCTTCAATTCACTTAAAAATGATCTTGCTCAGTCCAGACTAACAAACGGTAACTTAATTCCAGATGTAAATATTCAGAATCAGGCAAGTCTTGAAGGTCTGTTCATGGAATATTATGCTTATCTTGGAAAGCAGGCACTTGTTTCTACAGGCGAAGATACGCAAAAAGTCGCTGACTCACTTGTAACTGTCATAGATACAGCAAACAGACAGTTCACGATGACAGCAAGCATAGTCCTTGTAACACAGATAGGAACAATAACAATGCCTATTACACAGGTATTTTCACTTTAGGAGGAACTAAAGATGGCTAAAAAAAGAATGACAGTTCCTGCGGTCAGAATAAATAATGAGACTTGGGGTATTATCCCTAACACTCTTGTTTATAACGCAGGAGAGGGAGAAATTAAGGTTGAGGCCATTTCGATAGGTGGCGGGAAATCAACGACAGTACACGGTGAAGACATCACCACAGCAATTGGAATGGTAAAGTTTGATGTTCCAACGACTGATGATCTTGATGCTAAAATCAGGGAAATGAAACAGGCTATTGCGGAGAATGGTGTTAGTTTCCTTGAAAAGATAAGCTCACAGATTGTAAAAAGAACCTTCACAGGAATGAGTCTTGCAAATTCAATTGAAAGGTCAGTAGGTAGTGATGGCAAAACTTCACTCGAATTTCAGGGTGATCCAATGGAAGGTGCTCAGTAAATAATTAGGAGGTAGGTGCAATGATTAGAACAGAGGTCGGAAGTGGAAAAATTTACTATATGCTTGAGAAAGAAATTGAGTATATGAACAAAGGTCAGACGGATATGGCAAAGGAGCTTGTCCTCCATGAACCCGTAAAGGATTCCTCAGTTGAATGTATAGAGTTGTCAGCAATTATCCAGAAAGCTCAAGGTTCGTCAGTTAGAGCAATCTTCGGTGATGAAGCAATGAGCAAAAAGGGAAAAGAAGAGGAAGAAGAGGCTGTAGGCGAAGAGGTTGTCCCGTTCCATGAGAGAAAAGAAATAAACAACTCTGAAATAATCAAAGATGTTCAGGGTACAAGTCAGATAATTCTTATGAGCGGAAACATCAAGAGCTTTTTGAAATCAGGAAAGGAGCTTCTTACAAGAAAAAGACAGTCAAACGAAACGAAGTGCTTGCTCAAAGTTGTTGATGAGCGTGGAACTCATGTAACTCCTGAAATATTTAAGGACATGGGAATAAACGATCAGGTATTCGTAATTTGCCTATACTACTGTTTTTTCGGTTTAAGCTCGATTGGACAAAGGAAGACTACATCGAGCGAGGAGCAAGAATAGTAATGGCACTGGGGGCTGGAACAATAAACGACTATTGCGATATGCCGTATTATGAGTACAGCCTCACCGACTCAGTAATTGCAAAGTTACAAAAGGAGAAAGATTAATGGCTTTTACCGCTTCATATCTATACCAGTTAAGGGATAAAATGACCCCAGTATTGAAGAAGATAAAGAAAGCAAACGATAGTCTGTCTAAGTCTGTAGTTAAGAACGGAAGAAAGATGGCTGAAAGTTTTAAGCGTGTCGGTAAAAGAATGAAAGACGCAGGAAAAAGTATGATGGTAGGGGGGGCTAGTATTGTGGCTCCTCTTACTCTAGGTTTAAAGAAAGCTCACGAGTTCAATAAAAAAATTGCCGAAATTGCCACGCTAGTCCCGAAAATGGGGCTGAAAAAAGTTGAGAAACAATTTGGAGATTTGGCTTTTACCATTTCTAATAAATACGGAATCGCAACGACTGATGTTTTAGAAGGAATGTATCAGGCAATATCAGCAGGTGTGGAGCCAACAAAGAAGGCACTCGAAACATTCCTTAGTACGTCAGCACAATCCGCCGTTGGGGGTGTTTCAACTATAACCGAAGCTGTTGATGGTATCACTTCAGTTTTAAACGCTTACGGCAAGGAAACCATATCAACTACAGAGATTGTTGATTCTATGTTTACTGCTATGAAAGCAGGAAAAACAACTATTCCAGAAATATCTCAGTTTCTTTTCCAAGCTGTTCCTGTTGCTTCAAAATTAGGAATTTCTTTTGATGAAGTTATGGGTTCGCTTGTCACGATAACAAAACAGGGAGCACCAACAAGAATAGCAATGAGTAGAATATCGAGAGCTTTCGATGAGTTGTCTACAACTGGCGGTAAAGTTGATAAGGTGTTTAGAGCAGTTGCAGGAAAATCATTTATTGAGTTTAAAAAAGAAGGCGGAACAGTTCAACAAGCAATGCAGATGATAGCTGATGCGGCAACAAAAGCGAAAGTTCCAGTGAAAGATTTGTTCAACTCTAAAGAAGCGGCAGAATACGCTATGTTTCTTTCTGGCGTAGGGGCGAAACATTTTGCAGGAGCTATGGACGACCTTAAAGTAAAAGCAGGAGCAGGCAAGCAAGCTTTTGAAGAGTTTGCAGGTTCGGATGCTTTTAAGGTTACAAAGTCATTGAACAAGTTAGGCAACACTTTTAAGAAAGTCTTTCTGCCGTTTTTGAAGGTGGTGGGTAGAGTTGCAAAAGCTCTTGATCCTGCTATTGATAAAATGTCAAAATTTATGGAAGAAAACAAAACACTAGCAACAGTATTGTTGTCAGTCACAATGGTTGCAGGGATTCTGTTGACAATTCTTGGAGCTATAGGGTTCGTATCAGGGGCAGTTATAGCAGGAATCGGAGCTTTAACAACAGGCTTTATTGCAGTTGCCGGAGCTTTAGGGCTTTCAACACTTTCATTTACAGCGTTTACGGCTTCTGTCTGGGCTTCTACACTGGCACTTTTAGCCAACCCTATTACTTGGATTGTTTTAGCTGTTATTGCCGTTGGAGTTGCTATTTATCAGTTGGTGAAACATTGGGATGCCGTTAAGGTTTCTATTGGCAACGCTGTTGATTGGATTGTTAAAAAATGGAATAAATGGAAAGGACTTATAACGTTAATAGGGATAATAGTTTTCCCTGCTTTAATACCGATAATAATTATAGCAAAATTAGCCGTGAAAC